TGGAAATGTTGTATCCCATTTCGGAGAGTACAGTTAGGCTGATGACTGCATTGTAAAATGAGTCGCCAAACTGAGTGGTGAATATGCCAGATGGTTGTCCAGCAAATTTGCGGGTGTACACTCTGCCGGAGGGCAGAATACTTGGACTATCTTCGACTGCGTCGATGATGTAGTTCCAAAGCCGTAAAAGGCGTGTAGATTGGGAATCTGAGCGAGTAGACTGAGAAATTTTCATTTCGTGGTCCATCTTTTCTTGAGAATAGTGATCTCCAGACGGGATGTAGCCGTTTGAAAGGTCAAAATAGGTCAGCCACTTGGCGCGGATGCGTCGGTGGAGCGAAAAGTAAAATCGCATGTCAAATTCTTTCCAGTCTAATGAGCCCCAAGTTTGAGCTTGGAGTCCACGGTCGTGGATTTCGGTGGATAGTTTGAGCCATCCGCCATTTAGAGTTTCATAACCCCAGAGCATGGGGGAGGTACCTTCATTGAGGTATTCTCGAAACAATGGCCAGAAGAACATGGCTTCAGCAAGGATGAGTAGTTTGGGTACGCCAAATACTGATCTAACCTTGTTGGGTTCGTCAAGTTCGATGAGGGCCGTTTTCTGATGCATAGTAATGTAATCATAGCCAGGCGGTTTGCCTTCTTTGATTTGGTGAATTCGAATTCGTTCGTCGGTAAATATGTGATTGAACAAATTGTGAAAATTCATTTTACTGTTGCGCAGATAACCAGCTTTGTAAGCGTCAAGTATGACAGCTTGCAAGTTGTGGTTGTTAGTGTAAGGTCGTTCGGCTGAGGTGGAGAGATTCCAGTCGTAGTAACGAAGGTCAGCGAAGTGAACGGGTCTTACTTTCCGGCGTGGTTTGAAAGCGTCGGTGACAGCGTCTAGAGCTAGGTCTAAATGCTCATCTTCTTCAATGGTGTGGGGCGGGACATCATAGCGCAGAAAAAATTGTTCGGCGTCATAGTTGTCGGTAGTGCTCCGCTTGAAGTTAGATGCTACAAAGGACGCGCGCGAATAATCGCACAGGTTCTCTTTGATAGTGTCAATAGTCATCTGCTGTGTGAGAGCAGTGATCTCGTTCTTAATGAAAGAGCCACTAGATTGTGATCTAGGCTCATAAGCATAAGAGGAGAGGTTTCTATCTGAGTCAGACAGACTGAATCTTTCGAGGAGAAAGGTCAGTTGTTCGAATTTGGTTTCAAATTCAAGTGTCTGAGTGTGAGGTTCAGGTAGTGAGTGAGACATCTTTTGAGGATGTAGTTTTTAATGGAGATAAAATTCTAAAAGCTTGAAAGGACG